CCGACGGCAGCAACCCTCCGCAGCACGGACAAAGGTTCGACGGCTTCCGCGCCGCCAGATCGTCGATGTAGGCTTTGCGGCGGTTCATTGCCCGTTCTCCAAAGTTATCCCCAGGCCGAACGATAAGCCCAGCGCCGCCGGCTCGTACAGGGGGGGAAAGTAGAATTTTTTCCCTTCACCGCCGCGCGCGGCTCGGATAGGATCCGGGGATGGATGCAATTCACAAATTCCTCGTCGCCGCCGACGAGGCCGGGATGCCTTAACATGGTCAAAATTGCACAGCACATAGCCGCCACCTCGAGCAGCCTAGGCTTGTTTTCAGTTCGCCGCCCGCCGTGCGTTGAGTACCCGGCGGGCGGCGGTGTGTTCGCGCCATGAGCGAAACCTTCCACATCGACATCGCGGTTTGCCAGGACGCCGGCGGCTTCTACGCCGCGGTCTTCATCGACGGCGTGCTCGAACGCGAGTCGCCTCGCGGGACAAGAGAGCAGGCGCAAGAGTGGGCCGACTTTATCCAGGCGATGGCCGAGAGCCTCAAGAACAGGAAACATTGATGACCGTCGAAGCCTGCCGAGAGATCGAGCGCCTGCGCGACGAGGGCGTCGCGCTCAACGCCGCGGGCGACGCCGCGGGCGCGGTCAAGGCATGGACCGAGATGGCGAAGTTCCAGCGACGGGTCGCGCCGAGCGGGATCCGCTACCTCCGCGGCGAGAGCTGGACGAACGGCTTCGGCCACCTCGCGCTGCTCGACATGTGGGCGAAGCGCCGGGCGTTGGGCTTCAGCGAGGAGCGCCACGTCATCGTCACGCGCCCGGGGATCATCGCGAACCCGTTCTACCTCTCGCTCTGGGCGCCCTGGTTCGAGATCACCGACGCGGCGCCACCCGACGCGATCCTGCGCGAAGACTACCCGATGGTGATCGAGGTCAGCGGCGCGTTTCTGGAGCTGCACCACGCGGCGGCCAGGATCGAGGCAACGTGGCGAGAGCTGTGCATTCCGCGCTATCACCCGATCATCACGATGCCGAAAGACCTGATCGAGCGCGGCCGCGAGCGGATCGCCCGCGACGGCGTCCGCGACTGGTTCGTCGGCATGCACCTCCGCCAGGGCGGCCCCCACGACGAGGACTCGGTCCGCAACGTCGCCGACGAGCAGACCTACGCGCCGGCGGTCGAGTTCATCCGCCAGGCCGGCGGCAGCGTCCTGCGAATCGGAGAGCGCCCGCTGGCGCGGCCGATCCCGGGCGTCGTCGACTACGGCGGGGCGGGCGACTGGCCGGACTGCTTCGTGATCTCGCAGAGCCGGTTCTTCCTCGGCACCAACTCCGGGCCGAGCGTCGTCGCCGGGACCTTCGGCGTGCCGCTGCTGATCGCGAACCACGCGCCGGCGGGCGGCCTGTTCCCGTACCGCGCCACGCTGGTCCGCAAGCGGGTGGTCGAACGCGTCCCCGGTTTCAGCGACGGCCGTCCCCTCTCGACCGAGGCGTGGCAATGCAAGAACCTCTGGACGACGTCCCAGCTCGAAGCGGAAGGGCTTCGGCTCGTCGACTGCACCGCCGCGGAGATCGTCGCAGGCGTGGCGAAGATGCTACAGGAGACCTCATGAGCCCGGTCGTGATCGCGCTGCTCGGCGGCCTACACTGCTCGCTCCCGCCGCTCGACTTCCGCACGTTCTACTCGCGCTTCTACGCGTCGCCGGGCGACCGCCATTGGTTCGTCCGCGACGCGGAGGACCGCGGGACCGCCGCTCGCCGCCTCGCCGACGCGCTGGCCGACTTCGCGGACTACCGCGCCGGCCGCGCCGACAAGTGCCGCGACGGAATCATGGTGCCGGAGGACATCCCGTGAAGATCGAACTGATCCTCTCCGACCGGCGCGGCCGCAGCTTCGTCGTGCGAGTGGAAGAGCCGAAGCTGATGCCCTTGGATCCGCGCGACAATCCGCGGACGCTCAAGATCGACGGCCTGCGCGACCTGACAGTGGAGAACGACGACGGCAGCTTCTTTCGGTTCGTGCCGGCGGCGCCCTGGCCGCACACGTTTCGGCAGAGGCTCCGCTGGCTCTTGGCGTGGCGGCGTTTGGAGGAGGACTGACTGATGAGCGAAGTCACCGAACAAGACGTAGCCAACGTCGTGCTCGACCTTCTCACGCGGGCCGTCGTGTCCATATTCCGGTCCCAGCAGTTCGAGAACGCCGAGATGTTGGCCGCCAGCCTCACCGGCGTGTGCGGCGTCGCCATGATCGACCTGCTGATCGAGAAGTTCGACGTCGAGCCGGAGCAAGCGATCGCGCTGGTGCGCTCGAGCTTCGAGACGCGGGCGACCGAGATGGCGGAAGCGGTGGCCAAGCACAGGAGCAAGGCGAAATGACCGGAGAACTCGACATCGCCCGCCGCAAGTTCGTCGACGAAGTCGTGAGCGGCAAGACCCGAAAGATTGGAGCGCCCGTCGAAGGCATCCGCGAGCCAGAACCGAGCGAGCATCCCGACGAGCGGATGAACCTCACGATCAAGGACGTGGGACGGTGGGAGCCGGAATCGTCCGGTCGCGCGAAAAACAATCAGGGAAACGATGGCGATGCCGGTCGGCGGTAGGCGAGAGGGTGCAGGCCGCAAACGCGGCGGCAAGAACAAGCGCACGGTGGAGCTTGAGCTTGCCACGGCGCGCGAGATCGACTCGGCGCGGATCAGCGGGCGCGAGCTGGCGAAAGACGTGCTCGACCGGCTGATGAGGATCGCCGAGGGCGCGGCATCGCTGCACAAGCCGAACGAGGCGGGCCAAGGCGGCGACTGGTCGCTCTTCGGCGAGTGGTTCGACCGCACGGCGTGGGTGGCGAAGGAGCTGGCGAAGTACCAGAGCCCGCAGCTCCGCGCGGTCGTGGTGTCGATGCCCGGCTCGCCGGTGCCGGAGCCGAAGGTGGTCGAGGGCAAGGTGCTCAACATGAAGGACCCGCGCGTCGTCGCGGCGGCCTACGTGCGGTTGGTGAAGACGACGGCGAGGAGCTGAACTAGGGGAGGCCGCGATGCAAAGCGCCGCAGCAGAATGGTTTGTCGTAGCTGGCTTATTCGCCATAGCGGTTGCAATTCTTATCAAGTGAGGTCGCTGAAATGCCCATCTCTACCGAGATAGACGCGCCAATGGCGAAGAACAAAGACGACGAACTCGTTACAATTTCGCGCTCATATCTGCTTTTGCTTTGGAGGCAATTGGACGAATTGCGAGAACGTGTCGCAAACTCGCCCCTCATCGAGTCAAAGTAGGCCGCCCACATGAGAACCGCTGCTGAATTAGAAGCCCTAGCTGTGGCTCAAGCCGTCGCCGCCGAGCGGGAGCGGTGCGCTAAGATTGCGGAGGACGAATATCGTGACGAACGCTGGCACGGCTATTATCGCCATGCGGGTATCGTCATCGCAGACAAAATCCGAAACGCAAAGTAAGCCGCTACGATGGACCCAAATCTCCCGCACCATTGGCAGATCGTTGAGACGGCGACCATGCGCGTCGTTGCCGACAATCTCACGCACGACCAAGCTTTGAATCAGTGCGAATATCTTGAGCCGCACCCTGAAACGACAGGCTTCCGCTACGTCATGCAGCCGGTTCGCAACTGAGGCCGATCAGATGACCCGCGTTCAAAAAGCTTCAAAGCTTCTCGATAATCTCGGCTTCGTTTTGCTGTTCGGGAAAGTGTCGGACGCCGAGCTAGTCAAGATCGTGTTGTGGATCAAAGATCAGTTGAAGGAGTAGCCCCCCCATGCAGATCGCCGCAGACCTCGACATAATCAGCAATCAAACCGCGTTCCTAAAACGGATCGCGGAGGCGCTGAGCATGACCGGGAATGGCACCCTCGGGGGCCAGATCAGTATGACGGCGCGGAATATCGAATTAGCTGCTGCGGCGATTGCCGAAAAGAACTCCACTGCAAACGCAAAGTAGGCCAATAAAATGCGCTCGTTCGTAGCGGTGCTGCTTCTCGCCGTCCCGGCGATCTGGTGGACGCCGAAGCAGCACCACGGCTGGGCGAGCGCGCCGCCGAAGTATTGCGCGCAATTCCCGTGCTACGAAAACCGGGCGAGGCTGCATGGCAGACGATAAGTTCGGGGTCAAAGCCGCCGTCGCCGCGGAGCGCGAGCGGTGCGCCAAGATCGCCGAGGCCCGCGAGGACGACCCGTTCAAACTCTTCGGCGAGGTCGCGACGCTGATCAGGTCGGGCAACCCCATGACGACGGTCAAGCCGGTGCCCCTGCTCTGCGTGATCGGCTGGCATAGCTGGACGCGCGGCCGCGAGCCGATCAAGCTGGGCGGCCCGGTCTATCGCTGCCGCCATTGCGCGGCGACGAAGGGGCGCTACGAGGCCGGCTGATGGACTGGAAGCACCCAGACTACGCCGCGATCTTCGCCGAGCGGATGGCCAACCTGCACCGCATCCGCGAGAACCCCGAGGTCAGCGTCCCGGTGCTCAAGGAGAAGTACCGCGACAACATCGCGGACTTCATCGCCGACTGGGGCGTGACGTTCGACCCGAGAAACCCGGAGCGCGACCTCCCCGCCGTCGTGCCGTTCGTGCTGTTCCCGAAGCAGCGCGAGTGGGTCGAGTGGCTGATCCGGCACTGGCACGGCCAGACGCCCGGCCTGGTCGAGAAGTCGCGCGACGTCGGCGCGACGTGGCTCGCGGCGTGCACGGCCTGCTCGCTCTGCATCTTCAACGAGGGGCTCGCGATCGGCTTCGGCTCGCGCAAGGAGGAGTACGTCGACCGCCTGGGCACCTTGAAGCCGATCCTGCCGAAGGCGCGGATGTTCATGGAGCACCTCCCCGTCGAGTTTCGCGGCGGCTGGCAGTCGTGGCGGGACGCGCCGTTCATGCGGATCAACTTCCCCTCGACCGGCTCGCTGATCATGGGCGAGGCCGGCGACCAGATCGGCCGCGGCGACCGCGCCTCGATCTACTTCGTCGACGAGAGCGCCCACCTCGAGCGGCCCGACCTCGTCGAGATGTCGCTGTCGCAGACGACCAACTGCCGGATCGACATGAGCTCGGTGAACGGGATGAACAACCCGTTCGCGAGGAAGCGCCACGAGGGCAAGGTCGACGTCTTCGTGTTCGACTGGCGCGACGACCCGCGGAAGGATCAGGCGTGGTACGACGCGCTCTCGAAGGGCGAGGACGAGGGCGGCCGCGGGCTCGACCCGGTCACGATCGCCCAGGAGGTCGACCGCGACTACTCGGCCTCGGTCTCCGGCATCGTGATCCCCGGCGAGTGGGTGCGCGCGGCGATCGGCGCCCGCGAGCGGCTCGGCCTGCCGAAGGGCGGGCGCAAGCTGCTGGCGCTCGACGTCGCCGACGAGGGCGTCGACCAGAACGCGGCGGTCGGCTGCACCGGCATCGAGATCGACTTCGCCGAGCAGTGGTCGGGCAAGGGCGGCGACATCTTCGGCACGGTCGCCAAGGCGTTCGCGATCTGCGACGAGCACGGCTACCCGGGGCTGCGCTACGACGCCGACGGCCTCGGGGCGGGCGTCCGCGGCGACGCGCGGGTGCTGAACGAGCAGCGCCGCAGCGCGCGGGCGCGCGAGCTGCCCGTGGTCGGCTTCCGCGGCTCCGAGGCCCCGTTCGATCCGGACGCCGCGGTCGAGGGCACGCTCGGGCGCGAGGGCGAGAAGGGGCGGACCAACAAGGACTTCTTCGCCAACCGCAAGGCGCAGGCGTGGTGGGAGCTGCGCCGGCTGTTCCGCAACACGCACCGATGGGTGACGACCGGCAAGGCGTCGAGCCCCGACGAGATCATCTCGATCGACCCGGCGATGCCGCTGCGCTCGAAGCTGGTCAGCGAGCTGAGCCAGGCGACGATGGCGTTCAACGGCCAGGGCAAGATGGTGATCGACAAGCAGCCCGACGGCATGAAGAGCCCGAACCTCGCCGACGGCGTCGTGATCCGGAAGGCGCGGATGGAGCGCGGCCCGCTGCGGATCACGCCGGAGATCCTGGCGGCGGTGTCGGGCGGGCGCAGGAGGATGCGGTGATGGGCAAGCTCGTTCGCCGCTCGCTTGACCGGCGCTCTCGCGCCGTGCGACGGTCGCCGCAATCAAGTTGATTCCTTTCCTTTCAAGTTGAAACCGGAGCGGGCCGTGGGCAGCGCCAAGAGCGGCAGGACGAGCCAGTTCACGCTCCAGCAGCAGGACGAGATCGTCCGCGCCTACGTCCGCGGCATGAAGACCGCCGCGATCTGCGAGCAGTTCGGCTGCTCGAACTCCTACCCGGGGCAGCTCGCGCGCAGGCGCGGCCACCCGGGCCGGGTGTCGCAGAAGACCCGGGACGTGCTCAGCGCCGCGGCCCGCCGGCGAGAGCGTCCCTCGCCGCCGCCGGTCGTGGCGGCGCACACTCAGGGCGGCCGCACGACCGTCGAGCGCCAGGGCATCACGCTGCCGCGGCTGAAATGCCTGGAGGAGGATCTATGAGGCGGGAGATCGTCCGCGCGGCGCTGCTGTTCGTCGCGCTGGTCGCGCTGAACGTGTTCTTCGGAGGCTGAGCCGATGGGATGGGGCGGGGCGCGTCCGGGAGCCGGCCGCAAGAAACCGAAGGCGCCGGCGACGCCGCCGCTCAAGCCCAAGCCGACTCCGGAGATGCGCGAGGCGGAGCGCCGCTCGGTCGCCGCCATGCACGAGATGATCGAGGCGTCCCGCGCGGCGGCCTCGTCGGCCCGCGAGAAGCAGGCGCACCTCAACCCGTTCGCCATCCGCCCGGACCTGTTCCCGCCGCCCGCCGTCCCGAAGGCCAAGGGGATGCGGCTCGCGATGGACGACGCGACCAACTGGGCGTCGAACGCCTGGGCGGCCTCCGGCGCGGTGCTCGGCGCGGCGCAAGAGGGGCTGATGTTCCTCGGCTACCCGTACCTCTCGGAGCTGGCGCAGCGCCCGGAGTACCGGACCTTCGCGGAGACCATCGCGACGGAGGCGACCCGGAAGTGGATCAAGCTGAAGGGCTCGAAGGCCGAGGAGGAGGCCGAGGAGAAGGGCGCGACCCCGGAGCAGGCGCAGGACGAGCAGGCCGAGGCCGACGACAAGAACGACAAGATCAAGGATCTGGAGGGCTACCTCAACCAGCTCCAGGTCCGCGACCACTACGCCAAGATCGCGCTGCACGACGGGCTGTTCGGGCGGAGCCACCTCTACTACGACTTCGGCACCGATCTCGGCGATGACGAGCTCAAGACGCCGATCGGCAACGGTCGCGACGAGCTGACCAAGGCGAAGGTCACGACGGGATCGCTGAAGCGGCTGAGCGTGATCGAGCCGGTCTGGACCTACCCGACGACCTACAACGCGAGCAACCCGCTGGCGCCCGACTGGTACAACCCGCAGGTCTGGTACGTGCTCGGGCGCGAGATCCACGCGAGCCGCATCCCGCGGTTCGTGAGCCGCGAGGTGCCGGACATCCTCAAGCCGGCGTACTCGTTCGGCGGGCTCTCGCTGACGCAGCTCGCCAAGCCCTACGTCGACATCTGGCTGACGACGCGGGCGAGCGTCGGGCAACTGATCCACGCGTTCTCGGTCATGGTGCTGATGACCGACCTGGAGAGCATCCTGCAGCCGGGCATCGCGACCTCGCTGCTGGCGCGCGTCAACCTGTTCAACGCGCTGCGCGACAACCAGGGGACGTTCGTCCTCAACAAGGAGACCGAGGAGTTCAAGAACGTCAGCGCGCCGCTCTCGGGCTTGCACGAGCTCCAGGCCCAGGCGCAGGAGCACATGATGAGCGTCGCCCGCATCCCGGCGGTGAAGTTCACCGGGATGCAGCCGCAGG